CCAAAAGATTATTCAAAAATCAAAGAAAACTCCATACGTTAACCAAAATAGTGGTGAATATAACTTAAAGTATAATATTCAAAACTTAATGGAAGATTTCTATTTACCGGTTAGAGGTAGTGATAGTGGAACTGAAATCACAAACTTAGACGGATTAGAGTATTCACCTATTGAGGATATTGATTACTTAAAGAATAAAATGTTTGCAGCTTTAAAAATACCTAAACAACATTTAGGATATATTGAAGATGGTAACTCAAAAGCAACATTAGCTGGACAAGATATGAGATTTGCAAAAACAATTGAAAGATTACAAAGAATTGTAGTTGATGGATTAGAAAAAATTGCAATCGCCCATTTATACGCACAAGGTATTGATGATACGGAATTAACTAATTTTGAATTAAGTTTAACAGTACCATCAGTAATATACGAACAAGAAAAAGTAAATCTTTGGACAGCTAAAATTGAATTAATTCAAAAAATGGATCAATTAAAGGTTATATCTAAAGATTGGATGTATAAAAATATTCTTAATTTTACATTTGAAGAAGCAGAATTACAAAGAGAAGCATTGAAAGATGATGCTAAATTAACATTTGTATTAAATAACTTAGAACAAACTGGAACAGAAACACCACCAGACCAACAAGGTATGTTAGGACAACAACCTCCATTGGGTAGTGATGAAGATGGAACTCCTATGGATGTTCAACAAGGTGAAGAACAACCACAAGAAGAACCACAACCAGAAGGACAACCTTTAGATATTGAAGATCAACTTTCTTCATTAGAAAAAGAATTGGGAATGGATGGTGAAGTAGAAGAAAGTGCAAAACCAGTTGGAAGACCATCATCTCATACTACTTATGGTAAGGATAAATCACCATTTGGTAGAGATCCGTTGGGTAAAAAAGACTGGAGAAATCAAAGTAAAAACGAAAATTTTATTGATATGATTAAAAAATCTATCAAAAAAGATGGAAAACAGATAATAAGAGAAGGAAATTCAATGATGGATGAACAAAATATCATAGAAAATTAGTTCTTATTTTAAGAGTATATATTTATAAATGGAACAATGTATATAAATGAAACAAATTAAACATTCAAAATTTAGAAACACAGGCTTCCTTTTCGAATTGCTTGTAAGACAAGTGACCTCAGATATTTTAAATAATAGAAAAGGTATCGCAGAAGGATTATTAAAAAAGTATTTTAATTCAAAGACAGAATTGTCTAATGAATTGAAACTTTATCAATTTATTGTATCTGAAAAATATAATAATGAAAATAGAGCTGAAAAGTTTGTAGATGCAGTAATTGACAGTAGAGCTAAATTAGACGAAAAGAAAATCTTAAAAGAGAAATATAATCTAATTAAAGAGATTAAAGATAATTACTCAATTGATGAGTTTTTACGTTCTCAAATACCAAACTATAAGGTATTAGCATCAGTATATAAAATATTTGAATATAAAGTTAATATCGATCAAAATTATGATCCAAAAGATTTTATTAATACAAAATATGCATTAGTAGAACATTTAACTGGAAAAGCTATTAATACAAAAGCAATTACCGAATCAACAATTGAAACTCAACTTAAAAAAGAAGATGAAGAAATTCGTTTGTTGACTTATAATGTATTAATTGAAAACTTTAATAAGAAATACACAAATCTTAATGAACAACAAAAAGGTTTATTAAAAGAATATATCAATTCATTTACTAATTCTGACAACTTAAAAAAATATGTTGTTAATGAAGTAAAAGTATTGGTTAAAGATTTTAAACAAATTGGTACTAAAATAACCGATAAAGTTACAAAAATCAAATTAGCAGAAACAATTAACCAATTATCAAAAATAGTTAGTAGTAGTAAAATCAAAGATAATCATATCACATCTTTAATTATGTGTTATGAATTACAAAAGGAGTTAAAGGATGTCAAATCAACTATCCGAAGAACAACTATCTAAACTGAAAGAAACTATTCGTAAAAGAATTAGAGAATTTACAGGAACTGCAAATGTAGCAGGATATGATACTCCACATGCTTTTGGCAAAAACACTAAAGGTGATAAAGAACGTAAGGTTAAATCTACTGGCGATGGTTTTGAATTAGCAGAAAATCGTTGGTTAGAGTTAAAGAGAGATGAAACAAGAACTCCATCTCAAAAAGTTTCACATGGTATTAGAGAATTAAAAAACCAATTAGCAGAAATTGAAAAATTTGTAGGTTGGTATAATAGATTAAGAAGTGAAAACAATTTAGGGAAACATGATTTCTTTAAAAGAACTAATACAAATATTTATAGAATTAAAGAAAGAATTATAAAAATAGCTAACTCTATTCAAGAAATTGACAAATCCGAAAGTGAGGAAAATATAGAAGAAGCTGATTCTAAAAAGGTAGGAGCAATAGAAAAGTACGCAGTTACAGCTACACCAAAAGGTAGTAATTCTAATGCAAAGAGAGTAACATTAACAAAACCAGCACCTAAAGCAACTGCAAATTTCCAAGCAGCTAGTTTTAGAAAGATGGATAAATATCAAACAATTAGATTAAAAAAGGCATAAAATGATAAGATTAACTTCATTGGTATCACCACAAGTATTGGGAAAACCAGTAAATTCAAAAACTTCAGTAGTTAAAGAAAACGAAGAACCTGAACAAAACGTAGCTAACGGATTACCTCAAACTCAGGGTGATGATAAAATCACTATGACTAGAGAATCTTTAAAAAATATAGTTAAAGAAGTAATGAAAGAGGAAGGTGAGTATCAAAAAATATTTCATAAATTATTGAATAAATTTGGTGTAAACTCTCCTGCAGATTTAAGTGATGAACAAAAGAAAAAATTCTTTAGTTTAGCTAAGGGTGTTCAAACTGAATTAAAAGAAAGAATGAAAATCAAAGAAGCAGAATTAACCGGAAACCAATCTAAATTAGATATGGATAAAGATGGTGATATCGAAGCGGATGATTTAGCAAAATTAAGAGCAAGTAAAAACGAATCTAAAAAGAAATAGATATGTTGTTAAGAAAAGGTGATAATAACGAAAACGTAAAGTTAATGCAACAAAAGCTGGGTATTGAACCAGCCGTTACTAACTTTGGTCCAAAAACAGAAGCTGCAGTAAAAGCTTGGCAAGCTGCACATGGTTTGGATGCTGACGGAATAGTTGGTGATAAAACATGGGCAATGATTATGGCAGAAGGACAATCAGTTCCTGCTCCAGTTCAAACTCCAATAGCACCTATTGCTGGTTTAAAATTAGACAAGCTAAAAGGACATATTCCAGATGCAGTAATCTCTATGATTCCTGATACGGCAGCAAAATTTGGTATCAACACTCCATTAAGATTGGCACACTTCTTAGCACAATGTGGACATGAAAGTGGTGGATTCCGTTTAACACAAGAAAACTTAAACTATTCAGCAAAAGGGTTGAATGGTATCTTTAAAAAATATTTCCCAACTGAAGCAGCTGCAGCACCTTACAATAGAAACCCACAAAAGATTGCAAACAAAGTTTACTCTAATAGAATGGGTAACGGAACTGAAGCAAGTGGTGATGGTTATAAATTCAGAGGTAGAGGGTATATTCAATTAACAGGCAAAGATAACTACACTGCATTTGGTAAATCAATCGGAGTAGATATGACGGTTAATCCAGATTTAGTAGCATCTCAATACGCATTATTATCAGCAGCATGGTTCTTTACCAAAAACGGATTACACAAGATGGCTGATGAAGGAGCAAGTGATTTGGTTGTAACAAAAATTACAAAAAGAGTAAATGGTGGAACAATTGGATTAGCAGATAGAATAAAACATTTTAAAGAATATTATCACTTATTATCATAGTATGGCAAAGAATTTAATTATAGAACATAACTTATTTGAAGGAAAAATTAAGGAAGACCAAAATGGTAAATTCTTAGTTAAAGGAGTACTCCAAAGAGCAGATGCAGCAAATCAAAACAATCGTATTTATCCAATGCATATTTTGCAGAGAGAATCTAAGAAATACGAAACATTGATTAAAGAAAGAAGAGCATTGGGTGAATTAGACCATCCGGAATCTACGGTGATTAACTTAAAGAATGTATCTCATAATATTGTAGAAATGTATTGGGAAGACAAAGATTTATGTGGGGTAGTAGAAGTATTATCAACACCAGCAGGAAACATCTTAAAAGAATTATTTAAACACAATATTCGTTTAGGTATTAGTAGTAGAGGATTAGGTTCAGTTAAACCAAATAGAGATGAAACGGTAATGGTTCAAGAAGATTTTGAATTAATTGGATTTGATTTCGTTTCTAATCCATCAACACATGGTGCATTTTTATCACCTACTAATATGAATGAAAGTGTTAGTAAGGAAGTAGATGTATGTGGAGATTTTTGTAGATCACAGGATTTAATGAGACAAATTATAGAGGAGTTAAACTAATGATAAAGTTAGCACACTTATTAAATGAAGTTCTTGTAAAAAACAAAAAGACTGGTAATGTATATGATGTAGAAAAATTTAATCCAGCAGCTCATGAAAAAGCAAAACCTGCTGATATTAAAAAAGTAACTGCAAAGACTGGAAAACCAGCCGCAGCTGGTAAAAATACAAAAGTAGCATCTAGTACAAAATCATACAATCCAGCACAAGCTTTTAATAAGAAAGTAAGTAAGATGACAAATGATAACCAACATTCAGCTGCAGCAGTTGAATTGGCAATGTATATGAATGATAGAGAAGCGGTTAGTAAATTACAACAAATTAAAAAATATTTAGATAATAGAGGACATTTAAGACCTTCTGAAGCAAAGGAAAGAGGGGAGTTAGTTGCTAAGTTATTACAAAGAGCAAAAAGAGAATTATCAGATAAGGACTATAAATTAATCAATAGTTCATTTTAATATATTTATAATAGTATGATAAAGTTAAAAAAATTAATGGGTGAAGGTGAAGATAAGAA